GTATGAGTTACTGTATCTCCCCCAGCACCATTCTTAAAGACAATATCATTACCATCTGCATCAAGAATAATATCTCCTAACGCATCTAGTGTAACATCACCATTAGGAAAATCTAATTCGACAGAACCCGCAGCACTGTCATAGGTGATTTGCATGTGTACGAAATCACCTTTCTTACCATTTACAATGAAAAGATCTGAACCATCGACACGAAGATATAGATCTGAGTCAGCTTCCTTGACTCGATAATCAAGTTCAATTAATGCACCGACAACATCGGAGTCGAGTTGAAACGAAGGAGTATGACCCCATGGATTTGCGTTTGTTTGTAATCTACGCTTATCTCCAAGATCGTCACTGATCTGGTTGACTTTCCTACGAAATGTGTTTATACTGTCTGTTAAACTTACTATGGTAGGTCTGTCGTATCCGTATGGGTCTGCCATTATAGTTTCTCTAGAATCTTGGTTAACATGTCTTTCATGTCTGATACTTCAGACTTCAGATCTTCGACTTCGCTGCGAAGAATCTCATCTTGTTGCTTCTTATCTTGACGAGCTCGTTTCCTTGCTCTTGCTGCGTCGGCGTCAGTTCTATTTATACTCACTACCATTCCGGTATCTACATCTTTACGTAATCCTGGCGCACCATCTACTTTTGCTAATTTCATTAATCCACCATCGCAATTGCTCTAAGATCTCTAAATCTAGGCACTCTACAAACGTTACTTGATTTCATTACAATTTTTAATTGGAATTGTGTGAATTCTGGTAGAGTTCCTTCTGTACCACCAATAAGATATTCGTATTCACGGAATATAGTCTTGTTAGCATCTTTAGGTTGTACATTTTCTGCTTCAACTTGAATCCACGGTCTGGTATCTAGAAGGTCACCATCTGCCGCACGATACACTCTATAATACATTTCGAAGTTGGCTTCTGGTGGAACATTTGCTGCAACCAAAACTTTAAGACCCGTAGCATCTTCGATTAATGTAACAGGTTTGGTTACATGTTTTGCAATCGATGTTCCTGATACTGGATCCGTTTCATCAACGTATAAGATAGGTACGTTTTGTGTGTTGTTTGGAGTCGCCGCAACTTGGTTGTCAATTCGGTTTTCTGTAAATGCAAAAGATGCTCTCTGCATATCAATAACAGGAGATACGTATCTACTTGGTGTAGACATTGAAACTTTCACCAAGACCGATTTATTTCTTCCCGGCTTTCCTTCTTCGTGTGGTTGATACACTCCTTTGGGCGAATCAAAAACAATGGTGGTGCCTGGTGTAAATCGTCTAAAATTAGCATCTCGACTAAATCGATTTGCTGCATCGTTACCCGCATATGAACATCCACTAGTAAATTTAGCGTCAAATGCAATTTGAGTATTAGTTGGTACGATATGGTCAAAGGTAGGTAACGCTTGTGAAGCGTTAATGTTTCTTCGACTAATAAATCGCTCACCGAACCTTCCGGTTCTCGTAGCGACACTATCTGCTGTGAATTGATAGTTATTCGCATCGAATGCTGAAACCGTTAATGTTCTCGAAGAATTTGGTAACATGCTTGATCCTAAGATACCACCGTAACGAGTATCTGAATCTAGATAAGTTAAATACACTCTATCACCGACTCTGAGACCGTGGCCAGGTGCATTTACCGTCACAGTAGAACTAGAAGAATCGAGTAGTACTCCATCGTATAGCACTTGTGAAGGAATATTTCTATTCTCAAGATAGATTTCCGCTTTCTCACTAAAATCTGCACGATGCAATTGATACATCATGTCTAATTTTTGTGCGGGTTCCCAAGTTTTTGCATTCTGAGACTTGAAGAAAGAACCCAAAGATGGTTGTTGTGTAATACGTGCAGAGGTAGAACCAATTTCAAATTGTTCGACTTCAGAAACATACACTTTATAAGCAACCGTATTTGGTGCAACAACTACAATTGCATATTCAGTATATGGTGACAAAAAGATGGGTTCTTCGAATTCAAACGAAGTTGGATACTGAAGAACGTCTGCCATCGTTACTGTAGAAAGTCCTCCAGTATCAATCGGAGTCTTAACATCTGCAGCTGCAACAGTTACTCGTGAACCTGGCACGATTTCTACTGATGCAGGAACTCCATTAACCGTGGGACGAATTTGTACCTGTACAGGAATTTCAGCATCTTTTGATGAAAAATAAAGATCGACTTTAGTTAGGAAAACCCCAAACCCATTATCAACATTGAATGTTTGTGCAATTGGATCATAATAGGTTCGTTCGTCAATTGTTTGATCTTTACGGTAAACCGATTCGTTTAATGAACCAGTTTGATCGTATGCACCATAGTACTGCGCTTCTCCGTCTACAGTATCTCCTGTCGCTGCGGAAGTTTCTACTAATTTTTGAGCCTCAACTTGGGCGTTCGTATATGCATTCCCTTGTTCATCCGCTACAGGAAGGTCTCCTGCGATAAGATAACCACCAGCAGCGAAATTTTCTGCATTAATAAAAGTAAGGTTTGCTCCTGCTAAATCTGCATCCGACCACGCTCCAGAATTTCCTTCAGAACTAACTTCAATTGTGGTGCCCGGTTCATATCCTAATGCATCACATTGTCCATCAGTCAATCCAGAACATGGATAGATTTCATCAACAACTGGCGCAACAGGGTCTTCTACAAGTGCATCGTCATCCGTAGATTGATCTCCTGCCCCTGTATCAGAAGGATTTTGGGAATTAAAATCAGTCTCAGATGCAGAACCATCAGCAAGACCCGTATCCGTTGTTTCGGTGATTACACCATCATCTTCTTCTTCTATTAGAGTATACGTACTCGAAGACGAACTTGTCACACTAGACGATTCAACATTTGTTGTGGTATCTGCAAGTTCAATAACTCTAGTACTTACAACCTCCTGTTGACGTGTTTCCAAAACACCTTGTGCGGTGTATGTTGCTTCTGCTTTGGCCAATGCTTTCGATGGTGTATTTACAGATATATCTAAAAGTTTGAACTGTCTAGCACCAGTAGCAAATCGAATTACATCTGTTCTTTCAGGTTCAGATGGATCAGCCGATATTTCTGATGTTACCGTACCAGTGTTTGGAATCCAGAAAGATCCTATAAGTTCCCCTTTACTGTCGGTAGTGAGAGTAGACTTTCCATCAGGATGTTCTGTCTGGTTGAACAGGTATTGTGGTTGTTCGTCATCACGATCAGACCAATTAACAAAAGAGGATTCTGCACGAACCCAATCCGCAACTGCTCGGTCATCAAAAAAGGCATACATCTGAGTATTCGGTCTCAGACCTTCTGCTTTAAAATAAATTTTTCTTGAACGAATCCATGGAATAAATGCAGTTTGTACAACACGATCATTTACAACTTCGGTCACCACTTCGTTCGATACTACTGTCGTTACTGTAACGGGAGTAGAAGTGTTTGTAGTAGTCGTTGTTTCTGTAGTTTCGACTTCATACGTTTCTCCGTCTTTTTCTTCCGTTGTAATAGAAGATGAACTTGTAGAGTTCGAAGTAGAAGTACTTGTACCGCTCGATCTTTGTAGTTCCGCACCAACCTCTAAATTGCTAGGATCAATGCCTGCCCATGACCATTCGTCTTCGTTCCATGAGACAGCGTTAGTAGCATCTATACGAACACCACCATCAATGACCTTATCTGGATCATATACAACATCTTTCCATTCGTCAGATGCAGGAGATAGTTTTAATACCCCAGCATAGTGCGGAACTAAAAATGGGTTGACAGGTTCGACTTTAGAAGCCTGCAATACAGAACTCCACGGAACTTCTCTGTACTTAATATAAACGTTATCCCCTTTCTTCACTGAATTCGAAGAAAGCGTATCGTTATATTTCATAGACACACTTTCTCTATCGAATGTGGGTCTCATCAACCTACCCTGAAGATCGATTGATGCTCGATATTCCGGACTTTTTACGTTTGAAAGAACATGATCTGAGAAATTGTCTACAAAGAATCCGGAAGTAGTTCTAACATCACCGGCTTCATTTAATAATACTGTGTTTTTCGTATCAAGTTCAAGCAAGGATAAAGAAACAACTTCTTCCAGACGTTCCAACTTCCTATCAATTGCTGCAATATCAGCCATCGTATATCTTTTCGAAATGATGGGTGTTATCTTAACATCTTTTGGTGTTAAGGTATTACCTTGCATAATAACTTTATACAGGGGTAATGAACCATCCGGAGTTTTTACGAACTGAGGTACCCTTGCGGCTTGGCCACGATGATACGCTAGTGTGCCATCTTGGTTAATTACTAACTTATCTGCTCTAGGTAAGTAATATGAAACGTCAGCAGTGATAACATTACCATTAATTGGTGATTCGAATGCATTTATTACCGGCGATGCAGCGGAATCGACAGATCTGTCTGGGCGAAAATCGATAACGTTTCTCATATTTTGAGAAGCGATGTTGAAGAAACTGTGAGTAGGAATGTCTTTATAGTCAATACCGATATATGAATTTACACTATAAAAATCACCACCTGCACCACGAGCAAAATAATCGAAATCAACATGAACAGGACCAGCATAACGACCCGTGTTTAAGAGTACACTCTGTCCATAAAAAGATTCAGTAATACGTTTGTCTAACGTAAAGTAATTAGAAATATTATTACCGTTTGCGCTATCTTTAATCGAATTGACTTGGTATACATCAGGGTATCCTAGTTGGAAAGTATTTCCTGCGGCAACCGCGCCCGTAGCGGTTGTATTCGTTAATGTTTTTGTTCTCTCCGTAGCATTTGCTTTTTGAACGAAAGCCAAAACATTGTACGTAGTACCATTTAATAGATTTCCTATTCTCAACTGAGTTGGATCGGAAGCAATGTACGAAAAGGTAGCAGAATCTCTAATTGCAGAATCAGCACTCGCAACTAAATTAGTAGAAATGTTGACAAAAGATTCACCAGTGGTTGAAAGTGATAGATCTAAATTACCAGATGCGTTTGCAGTTCCGCTCAGTTCTCTCTGTACAACAAACGAAACGTTCGTATCAGAAACATTTCCCGTACCTACTCGTTGAGGTCTCTTATTCGGTAGAGGAAACAAAAACGCCTTTTCAGTCTTAGATCCCAATACTTGTGTCTTTGCAGGAGTTCCTGTCTGAACTACGTTAAAGTAATTAGTAGAACCCGTACCTATAGAAGCAACATTTCTAAAACCATCCCCATCGTTGATACCCGCACCAAGTCCGTTATCACCAATAGAGTATACTTGTAATCTTAGATTTCCGTCTGCTTGCCTTTCAATCGCACGTGCAATAACGTAACCGGCTGATGCTCCACCACCATTGGCCGAATACTTTAGTCCAAGGACGGTGTTAAGAGGTGGTAAGTTTTTGTTATTATCTGGGTTTACGGTAACGTACTGATTGTACGAAACCGCAATAACATCATCGGTAATGGTTTCTGTTGCCGTTGGTTTTGGAATAAACAATTTAGATGCAGTAGGAATGTTTGCACGATAACCATTAACATATGCGGTCCCAGGCGACACCGATAGAAAATACTTGTCAGTGATTGCAGAATCAGCATATTCAAACTTGGCCTTGAACGGTTTAGCAACATAGTTACCAGACTCTTCGAAAGTTCTTTTTGCCAACAAGTCATTAATCTTGTTGTACCCGTCAGTACCGTCTACTTGTTGAACAATTTGACCATCTTCAATCTTACACAAGAAGACAAAGTTATCTCCTTCATTCAGCATTTCTTTTTTACATAACGCTAAACGAATTCTATATCGATCCGCACCAGGCGACGAAACATTAGGTGTACCACCCTGATTATCATACAACTGGTTGTTGTCTTCAACTGTAACAATATCCTGTAAGATTTTAAATCCGATAATTCCAGAATATCGATTGTTATATTTTGATAATACTACAGTTTGTGCTGGAGCATTAACAAATCGACCCAAAACAAAATAGTCACCATTTGTTGTAGATAACGAAGATCCTCTACCCGTTGGGTAAATTTTAGGATTAAAGTTTTCTGCTTCAACGGTTAGATTTCCGGCTGCAGCAGTCAATACTTCCCCAGGCGTAAACTTTACGGGAACCGCAGTTGCAGTATTCGAACCGTCATTTTTATATTTTACGAAAAGAGTGCTAGGGTCTCCTAGTCCAGTCGATAATTTATAAATTGCATGTGTAACGACTGCTTGTACACCTGAAGTTGCACCAGTAATAGTTTGACCCACATGATTTTTCGTTAATGTTCCACCAGCATCATCTAAACGTACATAGTCTAATCGATTGTTGATTGTTGGTGAGCCTGGGTTTACCATTGATCCATCTTTAAAAAGATGTGAACCCAGTCTTCTTATTTCCGCATTCAGAATAGATTGGAGTTCATTTAACTCTCTCGCCTGAAGTGCTTTACCTCCATTAAATAATACTTTGTGGTAACCTCTCTCTTGCGCCCAATCGTCTTTATACGTTGAAGAGAAACTATTTTTAGTAAATGTTTGTGGCATGTTTTTTCCCTTACAGGCGGATTACAATTTTAATATCTTCCGTTTGTTCAGTAGATCTATCCACTGCGGCTCTATTATCTGTATATAGTAAGTCTCCGGAGAACGGATCAATTTCTGCTGCTGAATCAAAATTAGAACCCAAAACAATTGCAGTGACACCCTGATTATTAGTCAACGCCTGACTACCTTGAAATGGTGCAAATCCTGTGGAATCGTTTTGGTGATACCATATCTGATTTTCTACGTTATCATAAAAATCTACCCAAGCTTTTGCTTGTGGACTACCAGATGTAGACTCGATAATATCGTCGATTTGGAAAACCCCACCAACAACATTACTAACAGATAATTTTTTCAGGAACAATCCTGTAGAAGAAGTAAAGTCAGCTCCGGCAGAAGTTTTTGGATTTCTAATAAGAGATACTTGTCGGAAATCGTTTGCAGCCAAAATAGTATCTGTTTCATCACCTTCAAATTTAGCGTTTAGCATTACGGAAATTCCACGTAAATCATCTAAAGGATTCCCGCCAATTCCATTCGGTGGAGAAAAAACAACCCTTGCGGAACCAGTACCACCACCACCAATAATTGCTTCTGCATAATCATAATCTCGACCCATATTTTTATCACCATTGGTCGAATCGTCTAAGGTAATTTTAATTACATTTCCGTTCGCATCAATTGTCGCTGTTGCCGCTGCGCCAGAACCATTACCTCTAATCTCAACAGATTGAGTTGTGGAAGGAGGGTAAGATCCAGACCCATTGTTCGTGATCACAAGATTTACGACAGATTTTGGATGTGTTGTTGTAGCAAAATCTTGAACTATTTTTTGTTGTTGTTGAGTCGCAGGATCATCAACCCCTGCGGAATCGAAATAAAATACTGGAATAAATTGAGAGGTTACATATTTGTTGGTATCAGCTGCAGAAATCGTATACATAAATTTCCATGTATATCCATCTGCAAGAGTCTGAGGAAAGTTGGTCGTACCTGTAGGTTTAACAGTGGATCGTGTAGCATCGCCCCCACCATCTTTACCCTGTTCTAAACAGATATAAACTTGGTTTTCGTCAGTCAAAACATAATAGCCGTTTGTTGGATAATTTGCTATTTTATCATCATATGCAGGATAAATTGTATTGGCAATCCAGTTAAACCGTGGAATTACATATGAGAAATTGTTGACAATTTTTCCACTCTGAAGACCCAATCGGGTTTCTCTTGCTCTGGCGATAGACGATAATTCATCTCCACCTAAAAAGACTGGTGAAGTGTCAGTGTTATTCCATTCGTCAGATTTACCTAAACCGATGTAATATCGATTGTCAGCACTATCAAAGTCCTGTTTAAAGTAATCGAGAAGAAACTTTTTATACGGATTAGTGACAACTGCTGTCATTTATCTCTCCACTATGCTAATGTTATTTTGGGATGACCCTGATTAATTAACTGCCATTTACTTCCATCCCAAAGAAGATGTGCAGTTGCAGAATCTAAATCCATTTCTGTATTACCATCAGGTAAATCTAATGCCGCGCTACCTGAATTAACAGTAACAGTAAAATTCCCTTGATTTACTATATATTTCATCTGTCCAACATTACTTCCTGCTGCTATACTTTTAGTATCCGCACCAGCAGTGTACGTAAGAAAATGAATTGCTGGAGTTGAAGGTATAGTACCACCAGAAACGGAGATTGTTTCTTCGCCAAACGCAACCTCATCTTCGAGTAGAACTGGTTTAGTTCCTTTACCTCTAAGTCTAAGTGTGATGTTTGTGTCTGTTCCTCCCGGCTGAAGATCAATATCATTACCCGATGTTGAATTACCGATTTTCAGATAATTTACAACGGGGTTTGCAGTCAAAGGTCCAATATCATCGAAATACACTACTGGTTCTGCATCCGCATTTTTAATAAATCCAGTAAGGTCGGGTTCGTTTAATACCGCAGAATCTAAAGTTTTATTTGTTAAGGTCTGTGTGTGAGCTTCCATCACAAAAGTATCGTCACCTGTCAATAATGGTAAACGAATTAAACGATCTGCCGCTAATTCAGCAGGATAAACCTTATAGTTATGAGTTGCGGAAAGATCTGCAATGAAAGGTGTTCCTAAAGAACACGAATCTAAAGTTTTATTTCTTAATGTCTGTGTTGCAGAGTCTAATACAAAGTAAGAAGGGGAACCTCCTGCTGCAAAGTTTGGAATAAGAGTGAAATTGTCTTGAGTGGGATTTACCACACCAATAGAAGTTTTAAATCCCGATACACCTTGAATCAGGATTTCGTCGGAATCAAACTCAATTCTGCTCGACAAGACATCAGCAGTACCAAACTTTTCGTATATTTCCTCAAAGTTTGCGTTGATCTTGTTTGCGCCTGAACGCAGACTGTCTCCAGTTCCATCGTTTGCGCTTGAACCTGTGTTAATGATTTCTCGTGTCATGTTTTAATCCAAACTTGTTAAATTCTATTTATACGTTATTGTCTATCGAACAAGGCAATTGATCGTTCAACTCCTGGCTTACCATCACCAGAAGAATCCAAATCGAACCTAAGTGTTCCAAGACTCGCTTCTCCACTTGTATCACTATCCATATCGAACGTTGGATATACAGGGAACCATGCAGAATCCGCTGAAGTATTGGAATAGCCAATACCGAACCCATCTAAAGGTTTCGAAATTACATACCCATCCACTAACTTTAATAACGAAGGGAACGAATTATCTAGTGCCTGTAAAGACTGATGTTGAAAATATTTAATATTAGATCGTGTTGCGTCTAATCTTACCTGACCCAACCCATCATTATATTCAGAATCCCATATCGCATATTGTTCCAAACGTGGTAGAATAGATCCGATGGAAAGATCTGCAATACCCTCTAAAATAGGAACAATAGGATCTGGTAGACCCGCAAAGGGCATTTCCTTTAGACCTGTAGGAGAAGTTAATGGTTCTTGTAAAGACGTTCCTAAAAAGGCTTCACCAAGAGCAACTACCTCACCCGCGATATAGAATCCCGCAGGGTGTACAAAAAGTTTGTAGATATCTAACCACTGAGAAACCGACAAACCGGAACGAACTAATATCGAAAAAGTTTGATATAATTTATCATCAGTTAGAAATCTAAAATCATCACCACCCAACTTAGAATCGTTCAGTGTAAAGACATTCTCTTTTGGATAGACAACATCTGGATCTTCACCAAAAAACATTCTAAAAAATTGTTGTATAGAATATTTTGTACCTTTGGATCGATATAAAGTATTAGAGAATTTTGCAGCAGATCTTTTATCCTGAAATCCTTCGAAGTATGCTTGTCCTAATAATAGTTCATCTTCGATGAATAGTAGTAATCTTTCGTCAATTTCAGAAACGTCTCGTGTTTCAAAAAGATGCAATAAAAGTTCGGTTGCCGAATTTTCTTCAGACTGCCACTCATAATAAGCTTTGAATAAAGAAAATAATTTAGGATATTTGTTTTGGAAGTCTAACGGAAGAACCTGTTCGATTCTACGATCCGTTAATCGCAACTCTCTCCTATTTTTGTCTATTATACCTGCGTGTGACATATTAAGTTGACGTTACTACGTTTCCTCTAGTTGCTGATAATCCTTCGTCGAAGGATAAAATGTTATTCCTAACCGGAGAAATTGCACTTTGATTCGCTGGCGTTACAGATATCTTAATGTAGTCTACCCCGCCAGGTATTGCGTCTGGAGCAAATCCGATTAATTGTACATCACCATTGGTTTTTACTGTTCCTATATTATCTACCAAGATTTTATTCGCATCAACATCTATTATTTGTATGATATTGGTGTTTAATTTATTTCTTAATACACATCCTTTATTCTGAAAAGTAAAATTACTTGATTCTAAAATAGCAGTTAAATCATCTGGACTTGATATATCAACAGGGAAACGAACAAGGTAGTCCGTTTTTGATCCTAACCTAGAGGTAATTGTAGTAGTACCATCATTATTTTCTTGGGCTACTTGCGGTATTAATCTTTGTTGCATTTTTACTGAACAACGAGAAGACAATACTGCTGGACTTACATCATCTACTAGTGTTAAAAGATTAGAACGTCGAAAAGATTCTTCAAAAGAACCCACTTCAGTTGTAAAATAATTTGCAACAACAGTATCTACTTCTTGTTGAATAGCGTTTAATGACAACGTAGTGAGAGTCGGGTTAAATTGGAACGTTATATTAGTCTCAATAAAAGTAGTGATTGGATCGGTAAATCTCAGGTTAAAAGAGGTAATTGCTAATTGTTCTGCTAACGCTATAATTTGTTGTTTGACATTTGCAATAGTCTCGGCTTCTAGATTGTCTACAAAATCTATCGAAAGGTATACCGCACCAAATTCAGGAATGTCGTTGTCTTGACCACCCCAGGCTTGAATGTCATTAATGTATGTAGAAAAATTTCTAAGAACTAACGATGCATAGTCTGCTGCAGTTACCATTCTATTTTGAGCAGCATATTGAAACGGTGCATTTTTTCTAATCGATTCAATTGATTCTTTCTCACCGCCGCCCGATGATCTCGTTAATGTGGTAACATCAACATCAACGGAAACAGAAGCGCCTATATTATTAGTAAAAGTTAACTGATCGTCTGGTGTGAATGTATCAGCGTTATTTCCATCTTCTCCATTAGACTCTAAAAAGGTAACTTCGACTTTATTTCCTGCTTCTGGTGCTTTACCTAGTGTGGTCCCATTACCAAAGGTCAGTTCAAAAAATCCATTAGGAGATTCTTTTAAGACATATAATTGAGACTGTTCAGTAATAGAGGTGGCTTCCAAAATACTAGTATACGTTGTGAAAGTGGTCGTAGAAGTATTTTCGAAAACCTTTACAATAACCGTACTCAAATCTAAATTCTTGTTTGGTATAACGAATATGTCGTTCTCACTCGCAGGACCGACAATAAAAGTTTTTGTTTTCGAAGTACCTTCCTTTAGAGATATCGTCGTTGAACCATTTAATGTTTTGAAAAAATAGATGTCTGACCCGTTGTTAGTTGCTTGTATAGGTTCCGTGGTTTGAAATTTGTATGTTTCATTGTCGATAGTAGAGGAAAACGTTGTTCCCGTAGGAATCGCTAACGTTTGCGGTAAATTAGATTCGCCTTCCAAATTAACTTTGAGATTAACAGTAGCAGTTGAAGAAGTTCTAGAATCTGGAATATATCCAATACCCTCAGAAATTGAAATCAAAGAACTTCGAAGTTGTGCAGTTCCTAAAAATGATTCGTTTAATGCGAAGTTGGCAATTAGACCATTGTAATGAGTATTATATGCAAGTACATCTAGAATATTTGATAACCCGCTGGCTTCAAAGTTAAAATCGGAAAATTCGTCCTGTGCAGATAAAAA